AGAATGATCCCAAGTATAGAAAGCAGATGAAGAAGCAAGCTGCTAAGATTTCTAAAGAAGGTATACACGATCCAGTAAGACCTGGTATACTAAAAAGACAGACCAAGGGTAAACTTACATGTACTAAAGCACGTGCTTTAAAATCTAAACAGAAAAATAAAGGTAACAATACTGCTAAAGCAGCACAACGATATTTAAACTATCATTGTGACTCTGTAGAGACAGAAGCAGCAAGATGTACTAAATCAACTAAAAAAGCGAGTAGTACTGCTAAAGGTAAAAAGTGGATGAAATGCGTTAAGAATCCTGATGGTAAAGGATACAAAAGAATTCATTGGGGTCAAAAAGGTGTAAAAGTATCTGGTAAAGCTAATACTAAGAGAAGAAAAAGCTTTAGGGCAAGACATAAATGTAGTTCTGCTAAACCAGGTACAGCTAGATATCAAGCTTGTAAAGATTGGTAATTAAATAGATAGCCTTTGACCAACACTAATCTTATTCGGGTTGGTAATTCTATTCTTCTGCATTATATCTTTAATTGACTTACCAGTCATTTTAGATATCTTACTTAATGTATCACCAGATTTTACAGTATAGAAGTCAGTCTTTACTGGTTGTTGTGGAGCAGAACCCCCACCATACATACCGAATGCCGCTGCGTTACGTTCCATTCTACCAGCTACACCGGTACCTTCTTCTTTGGAAGTTCTATAACCAGCGTGATTAAGATATTCTTTAGCAGCGGCTTTCCACTCTCCTTTATTCATTAAACCTAATGTATTCTTGCTACCAGATAAGTCTCCTCTAAAGAAACCATCTACAATAGCGTTACGCAAATACTGAGGATAAGAATCAAATGCAGGTAACTTACGCTTAGCAGCAGCTATTTTAGCCTTTACATCTATATTGAATAATTGTTCCATTTGTTTATCAGACAATGGAGTACGACCTCGAATGACATTATTATAATCTCTACCTGCTACTTGTTGTAAGACTTTATCGTTTCGTAAAACAAGATGGCCTACTCCAACGGTTAAGTAACCTTTGTGGTCTTTGTACGCGTACCCGGGGCGACCAGCTTTACCTTTACCTTCACTCGGTGCAATATAATCATAATAAGATTGATCTTGTTTAATGGCTTGAGTTATTGGAGTAGGCATTTTGGCTTGTACTTCGCCGGGGCCACCTAACGTGGCCCCTAAAATACCTAATGCTGCAAGAGCCTTAGCAAAAGGTCCTTCTTGCAAGATAATCTCATTTGCTTCATTTAATTGATCAAATGTCATTATAATTATTTATAAATAAAATCTCTTAACGGTACGTGCTCATACTTTTCTTCATAATCACACTCACCATAAAAGTAATTATCTAATTGTTCTGCTAATCTAACTTTAGCAATTTCTATATCTACTTCATACCACTCATTTCTTATTTGTTTAGCAAAATGAGCCATTTGTATTTTTATATTCTTTTCTGCCTTTAAGTAATCTGGATGCTTTATAGAATATAAAATCTCATAATCTCGAAAGGGAGAACCCGTCTGATAAGTTTGCAGACGGGTTTTTAGATTCTTAGTAGTTCCTATTTTTATCCACCCAGGCCAAGATCTATTGCTTATAATATAAAGATAACCGTTATGCATTATCTTAAGCGCTTTCCCAAGTTTTTGTTTCCTCGTTAAACTTACGAGTAACATCACCGGTTACTGGGTCCGTAGATAAAGCGACTTTGACTTCTTTTCTCTGAGAAATCTTATTAGCAAACGACCAACCTGTACCGATTATACTTGTAGAAGCACCTAAAATCAAATGGAAACTATCAGTAGTAAGAGAACCTTTAGCGATTAAAACACCTCCAGCTATAGTAGCTGCATGTCGAAGTAAGCCTCCGATCTCTTTCTTATATTCCTTAATGATGTTAAATATTTTCTTCATCTTAATTATTTATGTCAAACGTAATTAAATAATTATATGGAGTCAACAGGAATTCAACCACAACATCTAGAGAGTATGGCAAAAAATCTAATCGGAGATTACGGTTGGTTGTTTGTTGCTGGTTTAGTAATATTACTTTTTCAATCTAGTATAAAAAAACTAGCAGCATCTTTATTTGTATTTGTTGGAGGAGATTATAAAACTGATGATGTTGTCTTCGTGGACGGAAAACCAGCTCGAATTATAAGAGTAGGTATTGTAAAGACTGTCTTTTTTATATATGATGTCCATGAAGGTAAAATCGTTGGCGGTAGTAAGTTAGTAGTACAAAATGAATGGTTAGCCAAGCTTAAAATAGAAAAACCTCTACAGCAGCTTGACTTAACCAGATTTAATGGTTCAAAGAGTACTAAAAATTAAAGTCAGAAAAATCTGTCTCCGACGTGTCTTGTTTGAATGAACCTACCTTATAGGTTTCTATCTGTGTCTCTTGAGGAGCGACCTGTACGTGTTTACTTTCAGTCCAGTTTTTAATCCATTGAATAGGATTAGGAGTATCTTCAAACACATTATCTACACCTACAGCTTTAGTTCTACGATTACATAGATGCTTCATATACTGTATTAGTATTTCATCATTTAAACCTAGCATTGAGCCATCTTTAAACAAATACTTTGCCCACTCCATTTCTTCTTGAGCTGCGTCAGCAAACATTTTATGAACTGTTTCTTCACTTTCTTTTATAATATGCTGAAAGCCTTCCTCTTTATTATCTCGCAAATATTTTAAGATATTTTGAGTTGCAGCTAAATGTAGATTTTCATCTCGGTTAATAAGAGAGATAATTTTTGCATTACCTTCCATAGTTTTGTTCTGTGCAAAACAATATGAGCATGCAAATGAAACATAAAAACGTATACCTTCTAAAATATTAATACTAACTAATGTAAGATATAATTTCTTCTTTCTATCATCAACAGAGTCTTCAGGTATCTTCTCAATAAGGTCGTCGTAGTATTTTGTTACAGAAGTAGTACGCTTAATAATTTCTGGATCAGTTAAGATATTATCAAAAACCTCTGACGGGTTCGGATATACATTTTTAATAATATATGTATATGAATAACTATGTAACGTTTCGAAGAACTCCCAAGTCTTAGCAAATGCTTCTAGTTCTGGATTACTACAATCTTCTAGCAAATGACTAATACCTCTAGACTGAACAGAGTCAAGTAGTATTTGATATCCTAAATTTTTAGTAAAAATAAACTTTTGATGATCAGTTAATGTTTCATAATCATTTTTTTCTTTACCAGACAAGTCAACTTCTTCTGGTCGCCAAAAGAAACTTAAATGCTGAAGAAATAAATCATAGATCTTTTTATAGCGATACTTATCGTATCTCTGTAAATTTAACCCGGCTCCAAAAAACAACGGCTGCTTAGTGGTGTCAACATTATCTTTATTAATAATACTCTTCATCTGGTCTTATTATAGCTTACATGCACCACCAGGGCAATCACTTTCTTCAGGAGCATTATCAGTTTTACCATCATCAGTATTAGCATAATATAATGTCTTCAGCCCTACTTTATACGAATGTAAGATATCTTTAGCTACAACTGATAGCGGGAGATTATTATCTTCATACTTGCTGAAATTATAATAATGATTTGCAGATATAGCTTGATCAAAATATTTCTGTAACACCCCACAAATATTTATATAACCTTTGTTATCAGACATTTCATAAGCGAGACTATATTTGTTTTTAAATTTTTGTATCTCAGGAACTACTTGCGGAATGAGACCTTGTTTAGATTTTTTAACAGTTACTAAACTTCTAGGTGGTTCAATACCATTTGTAGAGTTAGTCACTAATGAAGAGCTCTCACAAGGCATTAAAGCTGTAAGAGTACTGTTTCTTAATCCATGCTCTTTAATATCATTACGAAGCTTTTCCCAATCGTACGTATATTTCCGTTTAATAATATTATCTACTTCTTTACAGTATGTATCAATTGGTAATATTCCTTTGCTATATTTCGTACGATCAAACCATTCGCACTTACCTTTTTCTTGCGCTAGCTTATTAGACGCTTTAAGTAGATAGTATTGAATAGCCTCTGCTAACTCATCTGCTACTTTCAAAGCTTCTTTATCTTCATATGATACTCCGTTCTTAGCTAAGTAGTATGCAAAGTTAGTAATACCTACTCCAATACTTCTACGCTTTTTCATATTAAGAGCGGCGCTGACTGGGTATAATTGATGCTCAATAATGTAATCTAATGCAGTTACTATATTCTCACATATCTTTTCTAATTGATCTAGCTTATTAATAGTACCGACATTAATAGCCGAAAGGACACATAAAGCTATCTCACCAGTTTCCTGATCATCAATATGTTCTATAGGTGTTGTAGGTAATGTAATTTCTTGACATAGGTTAGACATATTAACACTATCAAGAAAAGAGCTATGCTCATTAACATGATCCATATTCATTACATACATCCTACCTGTTTCAATTCGCTCTTGACAAAACTGCATAAACAGCTTACGAGCAGATATTTTCATCTTAGGTGTCTTTCTAGATGATTCATACTGTTCATACAATTCATAGAATGAATCTGAACCAGCTACAAACGCATCATATAGATCTGGAACATCGTGAGGACTAAAAAGAGTTACTGGTTTATCATCAATAAAGCGCTTATAGAAGAGCTTGTTAAATTGAATAGAATAATCCATTTTACGGACTCTATTGTCATCTGTTCCTCTATTGTTTTTTAGTACTAAGATTTCCTGAATCTCTTTATGCCAAAAAGGAAAGTGTGTTGTTGACGAACCACCACGCACTCCATTCTGTGTACAACACTTTGTAGTAGATTCAAACATTTTAAGAAACGGAATAACTCCGGTATGAACTACTTCACCATTTCTAATCTTAGAACCTACAGCTCGAATCCTTCCCATATTCAAACCAATTCCAGCTCTATTAGCTGTATAATAACCTACAGCTGTATTGGAATGAAATATAGAAGGTAAAGAATCGCCTACATCTATCA